ATCACGAGGGCGGAGTCACGGTTCAGTGTGTTGCTGATGGCCTGCACGCCGTTGACGAGGGCGAGGGTGCCCTGTACTTTCTTCATGGTCTGCTCGAAGGCCTTGTTGTCGTCGTCGAACAGGGAGAGGGCTCCCTGTGCCACACTCAACGCTCCTGCCACACCCTGGAACATACCGACGGCGGTGTCGAGTTTCCTGGTGTCGCTGGCGAAGTAGTTGACATTGGCGCGGGCGTCGGCGATGGCGTCGGCCATGTTACCTGCGTACTGGGTCATCGCCTGGAACTCCTCGGTGTTGTCGAGCCCCTCGAACTTCATCTCGCTGAGAAGCTTCTGTATCTCCCTCAGCTGACGCTGCATAGGTTTGCCAGACTCCGTGATTTTTGCGAAGATGTCCCCGAACCTGCTCGTGCCTCTCAGAGACTCATTAAGCTTTTTAAGGTCTTCGGGTATTTCACGGGTCCTCTTTTTAAGTTCCTCAACGTCTGAGACGGTGGACTGGATGACTTCCTTGCCATTCACCGCCATGTCTATGTCGATACGTATTTTCTTTGCCATGTCAGAAACGTTTTGCTAATCGTTCAAAAATAGCCTTCTCCTCCTCCTTAGTCTTTTTAGGCTTCGGTTGAGGGGAAGGCTTTGCTTTATCATCCCATGGAAACGGCATCAGTTTGCTGGCGCTCATCTGATGCTTCAGATGTGGCTGGACAGTCAATGTCGCCACCGCTCTTGCACGCTCCCATGACTCCTGCCGTCTCATCTCGGACGTGTCCGTGTATGCTTTGCATACGTAGCTGAATTCATCGGGAGTCAGTCTGCAGAAATCATCCAAAGACAGGCCTATACAAGCGGTTGCGATGCCGAGCATCTCGTATATCGTCAGCTTTTTTTTTCGTCACCTGATTCCACGTCGTCAACTGGCTCCGCTGATTCGTTCTTCATTTTCAGCCATTCATCGAGTGTGTCTATTCCGACGCTGTCAGCGAACTCCATCAACGACAGGTCGAATTTCTTTCCGTCGTCCGCGCAGGCACTCGATAAACAGCACCACAGATAGGTGCACATATCGGCGATGGATTTGACGTCCATCTCGCTGACATCCTTTCCCGTCTCCCGCCTGAAGCGGAGCATTGCCCCCATCGTCTCACGACAGGGGTATGCCTCGCCTTTGACAGTTATTGTGAAATTTACTCCTTTCATAGTCCTTCGTCAGATTAGTTTGCGGGTTTCCCCGGGTACACGGCGGGTTCGCCGTCGTTCTCAAGGCTGATGCTGTAGGTGGCGTCGTCCTGGGCGGGGCTCGTCTCCTCGATGGAGGTGATGACGAAGTCTCCGCTGAGATACGGGGTTGCGTCACCCTCACGCTGGAAGCCGATAACCTCGACGCTCTGACCGGTTCCCCATTTCGGGCCGAGCTCTTCATAGCCGTTCTCGGTCTCGCCGTAGAAACGAAGACCCTCAGCGCTGATGGAGATACTGAGACCCGTCACTCCTTTTCCTTTCCACAAGCCAGACGAATAGGTTGCTGATGCAAGCGGTTTTACGGACCTGTCTTTTGTCTCGCTGTTAAACGTGATGGTGTGGCTGGTGCAGTGACCGATCGCCTTTCCACCTACCTTAAGCAGCAGGTCGCTACCATTTACGTAGCCTTCTGTTGGTATTGCCATAATTCTATTAGATTTTTAGGTTGAAAATCAAACTCTGTACATAGGCATCATCCTCATAACCCTCCGCGCTGTCCTCGTACGTACACGACCTGAGCCTTACGCCGTCCATCTCAAGCTGGGCGTGGTCGAGGGTATCTCTTACCGCCTCGGCAAGCTGGACACTCGCCTTGTACGTCTGTGCGTAGCAGTTGAACTCAATGCGTACCGTCTCCGCACCATGCCCTGCCTTAACCGGGTTAATGTCCGTTTTTGTCCTCCTGTAGGAGATGAAAGGGAGCAGCACACCGGCTTTTGCGGTGACGGGGAATATCTTGTTCCCGACTATTGCGCTGACCTCTTCTGCGTTCCCGAGAAGGGAGGCTATCATGAGTCCTGCGCTTAGGGATGATTTAGATGAGCCCATATTTACTTACAATTTTGTTGCACTCCTGGTCTATCGCAGTCATCATATTTGACTCCACAAAATCCACATAATTCTCTTCAGACGGCATGAACGAGTAGGACTTGTTCTTATCCATCCTGCCCCTGTTCTTGCCTCCCTTCCGGGTCTTACGGTCATCCGTTCCTGACTCAGCCCATGCGAGCACGGGTTTAAGCAGACCTTGCCTGTTTTTGTGGTAGCTCTCCCCCGTAGCCCTGTTGGGCTTGATGGTGACGGCAAAACCGAAGCGTTTCGAGAATCTTACGAGCCTGACTCCTTCCTCGAGGTTTTTGTCGACACGGAGACCTGTTGCGCGGAGCCTCGCGACTGCATTCTTACGGATTTTCTCGCCTATTCTCCGCTCTGCGTTCCTGACGGCCTTACGGACGTTCCGCGGGCTCATCTCAAGGAGCAGCCCTCCGATGTCCTTCTTGTATTGCTCGACGGTTATGGTTTCCATGCCTTACTCGTTTACTCGTTGACAAATCAGGGTTTTCAGCTGACGACGGACATTGGGCAGCACGTTGGTGATAGTGTAGAGATACCCGCCCAACTGCTGAAGCCTCCATCCCTCGTCGACTTGTATCGGAAAAGGTATGTTCCACTCAACTGTATAGTCCGGGAACAACTCGTCGGTCTCCGTCCGGAGCACTCCCTTCAGGTTGGTTCTCTGTGCCCTGTACGTCCCCCGCTCCTCGTAGCTGACACTCTCCTCGCCGAATTCATTGCGGGTCGTTGTCAGCTCATAGAGCTTTATCCTGTACCAGTCGTTTCCTCCTCTCTTCATCCCTCACCTGTCTCTTCGTTATACTTTTCAACAAGCGGAGCGAGCAACCCGCCGCCGTACATCTTGCAATACGGCTTGATGATTGCCATGAGAGAGAGAGGGAGCATGCCGAGCGATGTGGAGTCCACGTCCTCACGGAAAGCATACATCGACGCACCGCGCATGTAAATGGCGTTGAGGATGTCCTCGGGAAATTCCCCAGGTGGAATGGTTTCAAGCTCCTCCATGGAATACCCGGTTGCATTCACTACCTGGCGGGTCGCCGCCTTTAGGTAGGTCATCAGCAACTCGTCGTCTGCCTCGTAGTCATCTGCACGTACGTGTTTCTTGAATATGTCGAAGTCTGCTATCATGTGTCAGTGGTATGTGGTAGGGCGGGGAGAACTGGCTCCCCTGCCCCTGCGGTATTATCAGGACTATGAAAGTTTAATGATCTGCGGCTGCTGCGGCTGCTGCGAGTTTGTAGAGCTTGAACGCCTGAGGACGGAGAGTGGTGAGAGACCACTTCGTGTTGATGGTGATGACGGTCTCGTTGTTCTTGGCCTTGGTGTAAGGGTCGATGATGAGACGTACGTCGCCGTGCTGGTTGGCGGCGAAGTTGCTCCACACGCCGAGTCCGATATACATGTCGGACGCCTTGGCCTTCGATCCGTTGTTACGGATGTAGTGGCTCACGAAGTAAGGATCTCCGTCAAGCTTGCCGTCCTGGATGATGAACCCGCCCTGGCCTGCAGCCTTCGGAGTGGCCTTCAGGAGAGCCTCCGCGCTTGCGTCGAGGACATAGCAGAAACCGTTCATGTTCACGCCGGCGTTGATGAGTTCCGCCTTCGCGTTGAGGACGTTCTGGTAAGTGGCGGTGAGAGTGGGAACAGTGCCTGTCTGCGAAGCGAACGGACCCTTGATTCCCGTGATGGCATTGTCGTGGCTGAAGGTCTTCCAGTTCAGGTAGTCAGCCTGTGCGAACTGGAGGGAGTCCTGCAGGAAGGCGAGAAGGTCGAACGAGGAGTCGTCGATGGCCTCGTTGGAAACGGCGATGGTGGCACCTGAGCGGGCGGGGTTGACAACTATCTTGTCGAAGTCGATAGCCTGGTCGGTGAGCGCAGCGGTCTCGCCGACCTCCTCGAACGCCACGTTGTCGGTGGCATAAGGCCACACGATGTTGCCTCTCACGCCTGTCTGCACCTGCATGCCTACCTTGCCGAATATGAGTCCTTCGCTCAGTCTCGGGAGCAGGTCGTTGATGGTGAGTGTGATTGCGCCTGAGCTCTCGATGTTGTTCTTGGCTCCTGTAGTGAGCACGCCGAGGGTAATCTCACGCTTCTGGCTGCCGCCTGAGCGTGCGTCCTTCAGGATCTCACGGAGCACCTCGCTCTTCGACTTCACCTGACGTGGCTGCTCAACGGCTGCCATGCTGGCGAGAGCGGCCGCCTCACGGTTGCGGATGACGTCCAGCTCGTTGCGCAAGTCCGAAGCCTCTGTGGAGAGGGTCTCGCGCTCTGTTGCCTCAATCTCGGTTCCGAGCTTGTCGGCGATTTCGTCAAGGCGGGTGGCGATTTCACGCTTACGCTCGCCTGACACTTTGAAATCAAATTTCTCCATAGCGAAATTTTTAAAAGTGAATATTTAAGTTAACTAAATCTCGTTGTATATGCTGTTCACGTAGCGTCTCAGTTTTGACGCCTCACGCAGCGTCTCGCGCTTCCTGGCCTTCTCGGCGGTGTCTTCCTCGTCCTTGCCGTCCTCCGTGTCTTCTGCGTCGTCTTCTGAGCCGTCCGTGCCGCTTTCGGTGACGGGTTCTTCGGTATCCTCCGTGTCATCCTTGTCGTCGTCCTTGCCTGCCTCCTTCTCCCTCATCTGCTCGATGACGGCTTCCATCTGCGCCTCGCGGGTCTTGATTTCCGTGTCCTCGAAGGCGGGGGTGGCGGCGATGGTCACGTCGAACATCCAGTCGATACGGTGGACGTGGCGGATGTAGATGGGGGTGCCGTCGTCCGTGGTCTCATCGGTGCGCTCGTAGCTGACGGCGGTCTTGTCCTCCTCGTCGGTCCAGTAGGCGAAGGACATCTCGGAGAGGTCGCCACGGCTCACCATCTCGCGGGCGTGGTCGCCGATGAAGGTGCTGGGTATCTCGCAGCTGATGTGCAAACCTGTCGCGTCTGGCTCGAGTCTCAGCGTGCCGTTGCCTTTGTCCCACCTTCCGAGTATCATCTCGCGGTTGTGGTGCATGGTGAAGTAGATGCGCTGGTTCATCAGCATCTCACGGGTGACACATCCCGGCTCCAGCACCTCGTAGCACATGAAACGGCCGAAGTCGAGCGGGACACTGCGCACGCCGAACTTCAGGGCGTAGCCTTCCAGCACCTGGGGCTTGCCCTGCTCCTCGGACTGCTCCCTCAGCTGGAGGGATACCGGCATGGTGATTGTTCGTCTGTTCTGTTTCATTGTTCTGATTCTTGGTTTATGTTCGTCTTTCCTCCGCTGAGCTTCTCACTGCCTATCTCTGCCAGGTTGGTGGAGATGTACACGCGGTCGCCGTCCGCGATGGGCGGCTGGTTCTCCATCCTCCGCACGTCGTTGACCGTCATCACTCCGTTCTGGATCATCTTCGCCTCGTAGTTGGCCATGCTCGACAAGTCCATCGAGAACACCCGCTTGCGGTCGAAGTCGAACCGGCGCTTGCAGCACATCGAGCGGGGCACGAGCTTCCTGTTGAACTCGCTCTCTATGGTGCGGAGCACCACGTCGAGGGTCTGGGTCAGGAAGGCGGTGTCTGCCTGCTCCGGTGCCTTGTAGTTGGAACCCGCCATGTCAAAGAGATAAATCGGGGGCACGCCCGTCAGGCGGGAGATGTCGAGGACGGCGAACTTGCGGGACTCCAGGAACTGCATGTCGCTCGACGACTGGCTTATCTGCTTGAAGTCCACGTCGGTCGGAAGGCTCACGATGTTGGAGGTCATGAATTTCTGCTCCGTCACCTCGGCAAGCTTCGAGAGCTGTTCGTCCTGGTAGTTGCCCAGACCTCTGATTCCCGACTTGTCGTTGGTCAGAATCCCATGAACCATGCCACCCGACGAGAACCGGTTGAGCGTCTCGTTGTCGGCAGTGGCCATGATGCTCAGGGCACGGCGGCCGACCTGCCACAGCGGAGTGCCGAGGCCGTTGCCCTTGGTGTTGAACTTGACGTGGATCATGTCCTTCTCCCAGAGCTGGCCGTACACGCCGTTGCGGATGTCGCACACTGTGTACACGCCATTGCAATCGTCGAAGCTGACGGTGCCTCTGCCAAGCAGGACGAGCTCCGTCACCTCTCCGTCGGTCATGCGGGGATAGACATAGGCGTTGCCGTCATGGAAGGCACGCCAGACAAGCTGGTATTTCCAATCGAACGCGCCGAGGCGCAGCTGGGGCTGAACGGCGAGCAGGTAATGGAGGGGGGAGGTCTCGAACTCCTCGTACACCTCGCCCTTCTGTCTCATGTAGCGGAATGGGAGGCGGGCGACACTACCCGCCAGCACGTCGAGGGCACGCTTATAGGCGGTCACGCCGAGTGCCCTGTCGCCGTCAACACGGACTGAGGGGGAAATGCCTGAGAGGTCGAGACCGCTCACACCGAGGGACACGGAGACACCTGCCTCCCTCTTCTGCGGTGCGGAGGAAGGGGCAAGTCCTAATATTTCTCTCCAAAAGCCCATTGAATGTTATCCTTAAAAAC